GATTTAAGATTTCTGCAAATTCATTCATAGATTATCTCCTTTTGTCGAAAGATGTGCTGACGGCAGTAAAACCACCGCCAGCAGGTTGATAGATTACTTAAAGTCCTTCATGCGTTTTTCATGGTATTCGAGATCACGCTTGTCCTTTTCCTGTTCACGCTTTTCGCGTTTGTGGTCATTGATGATACTCTGAATCATAGAGATTGCAGTAGTAAGTCCAACACACGCGAAGCAGCCGATACAGATGTTTACAAGGATTGTACTAATCATAATTGTCGCCATAGTTTGTCACCTCCATTAATCAAGGAAATCATCATTGTCATCAGTTGCAAAGTCAGATTCAGCAGAAGCCTTACCACCAAGAGGCTCACCATCACGAATCTTCTGCAGATTGTTAAGACCGCAGGCGATGCCCTTATTACCAGAGCTGTTGAAAGCGTAGAAGCTGATGCTGGCGCGACCGTAGACTCCAGAGTAAACCTCAGAACGAGTGAGGATAGGATTGCGGTCTGCATCTACGATGCCCGGAGCAGAGGTTGCATTGGCATTCACAAAGTAGCTGCCAGCATAAGCAGGGTCGTCCGGTCTTTCAAGGTCGCCATCACGAAGAGGAGTCTTAAGTACGGAAAGAGCTGGTACAGACTTGCCGTTGCCCTTGAGATTTGCTTCCCCTTCACGGTATGCAACTTCGATAGCAGCTTCAATCTTTGCGACAGTCTTTGTGTCGGACTTCGGGATGATCAGACTGACACTATACTTCGGAGTGCCACCGTTGATGGATTTCGGTTCCCAGACGTTGGCGTAGCTCCAGCGTGTGTTAGGACCGGTGATAACCTTCATGGGATTTGTCATTTTTACATTTTTACTCATTGTCATATTCCTCCATAAAATCATTTTTTGCTGTGTTCATTGCCGGACGCTTATCACTCTCCGGCACAAGAGTAGGTTTGCCTTGTGGCTTTTCGATATAGGCTACAATTAGCTCTTCGAAGCGAGACTTACCGAGCAGCTTTTGCATGGCTGTGATACCAAGTAGCTTCTTTTCGTAAGGGTCAAAACCAGCAGCTTCGACAGCTTTCGATACGGCGTCTTCACTGGTGTATCTGCGGTTGGAGCGACCCTCGACCAGCTTCCAGCCAGTCCATTCTTTACCACTGATTGCCTGCTGGAGTGCATACTCCTTGATGTCATTTGCCCAAGAGACCAGTTCGTCGACACGGGAGAGGATGACTTCAATTTCCGAATCCTCAAACAGTGGCGGCAACTTGAAATTGTGCTGTGCGAGTAGGAGATTGGCTTCAGCTCTGGCTCGGCATTCATGTTTTGCCTTACAGAATCCGCACCATTCACCACACAGGAAATTTACATCACCGGCAAAGGCAAGGTCTGCGGTAGGCTTCAGAACTTCATCGGCCCATTGATATAGGTCATCCTTGCTGACTTCGTAGGAAGAAATGTTCTGACGTCTGGGCTGGTAGATAGTCATGCTGACCGTATCGATGTCGTAAATATCATCGAAGAGTTCCAGTGCGCCAAGAGCGTAGCACTTCATCTGCGGATTGTCCTCAGCGGATACGAGAATTCCAAGACCGTGCTTGTAGTCAATTACGTGCATGGTACCGTCGCTGATGAGAATGGCATCAGATGTTCCGAAGCCTTGTTCTACCCAACGTGAGAAGTCCACTCGCTGTTCAATCAGAACAACAGGGTCGGAGCAGGTCTGCTTGACCTCTTCCAAAAGCTCCATGATAAAGCAGGCATACCCGGTAGCACAATCTTCCATTTCGGTGTTGTACCAGTCGAGACTTTTTGTTGGATCAGTAGCTTTCATGCCAAGTGCTTTGCGGAGCTTGTACTCACAAAGAGAGTGGGCATCGGTGCCTTCTGCAGCATAGTTGCTGCCTTTATCCTCATAGGTTTCGCAGAGCCTTGCTGATGGTGGGCAGTGGAGCCAGCGGTCAGAAGAGGATGCGGAGAGGATTGCATGTCCTTTAGGTGGCATATTAGAGCACCTCCGCTTCCCTGAGCAGGGCTTCATAATATTTCGGGTCTACGAGTGCCAACTTGCTTGCACCGTACTTTTTAAGAAGTTCTCGAATTTCAGCTGTGTGTCCGGCACGAGATTTATCAGCCAGAACAGCTCGAACATCCTCAAGAATCAGTGCAGGTTTTGTTTTCTTTTCTGGTCTAGCAGCAATATTTTCAGCTTGCTGCTTATCATCAGATGAAAACTGCTGTGCGAGCCAGTTTGCTGCATCGTTAATAGCAGTGGCAGCATTTCTCAGATCTTCGACGATCATAGCCATATCGCTCATTTTTGACATTTAATGTTCCTCCTTTCTCGGATTGTCTGTGTGCGGTGATGATTCTGAGATTCTTCGCCATTCTTGCGGATACTTGACTGATTGCAGTAAGAGTAGCAATCACTTCTGCGTCAGTGCCGCTTCGGTTGTGAAAAGTCCGATTCACAATATTCACCTCGCTTTCTGTAGGTCGCTTTGTTTCGCCTTACACTACTCAATGGAGGTGAGCTTGCCGTTTGGCCGAAAAAAATAAGAAACTTTTTTGAAAAGAAAAATCGTCCCCTGAAGAATCAGAGGACGACCATTCATATTAGATGTAGTCCTTAAGCTCAGAGCGGAGCGTCTTGAACAGCTTGTCCCTGCGATACACGAATGTATTACGAGAGAGGCCCATTTTCTTGCCGCAGTCACGTTCGGATTTTCCCTGCATAATAAGCTGACAGATAAGTCGACCTTCCGGGTCCAGTTCATTCAGCTTTGCATAGAGAGCGTGAAGAAGTTCTGCATCCTCTAATACTTCAGCGATAGCTGCAGATTCATCTGGCATATCATCAAGCCAGCTCTTTTCGTTTCCGTCAGAGTCACTTACAGTATTGTCGAGAGAAAGCTGATCGCCAGCTTTGGCATAAGGACAGGTTAAACAATCCATGTCACATAAGTAGCGTTTGCTTGCAGGGCAGACACAGCGGCCATGTTCCTGCTGACGCTTGCGATAGGCGTTGATGTCACGGTAGTAGTTCGTGTAGAACTCCTTGTTAACATCCACCCAGCTTTTGGATTCCTTGATGTAGATACGATACTCTTTACTCTGATTGTCTTTGTTTGCCATTCGATTTTCTCCTTTCGGCATTTGAACCGAAGCGGAGATAACCGATATGGCTGCCAGTGTTTTTCATAAGATGGTCACCTCATGCGGATAACTCCGCTTCTTTCCGGTGACCAGCCGTTCGTAAGCTGGCAACTCTATTAATAATGTTCTCTTGTTCATCAACTACGAACACACCACGTGGCCACGAAGATGGTGAGTTGATGAACAAGTCAGACTGGTTAACGTCTTGTCCGAGACGAGTTTTTAATAACTATCTTAAATATGCCAGATTTCAAAATAAAAACCTCAGACATGCCTATGTCCGTTTTTAGGAATAATGAGATGATTGATGGAACGGATAATGATTGAAAATCCTGGATTTACAAAAGAAAAGACCGGACATATACATGTCCGGCTACCTAAAAACAAATATGAACGAATAGTAAATTTTCTAAGAAAAATAATAACAAATATAAGCAAATAACAAGAAACTGCTTGTTTTTGCTGGCGAAAATGACTATAATATTATTGGGTAATTATATCTATACGTAACTTCGAGAGGTGAAATATGGAAGATAAGTTGAATGATAAATGGATAAACATTGAAGAAGCTGCTGAATACCTAGGTGTCAAGCCAGTGACGCTCCGAGGATGGATACGTAATGATAAAGGAATACCAGCACACAAAATCGGGAAGCAATGGAAGTTTAAATGTTCTGAACTTGATGTGTGGGTTAAAAGTGGAAAAAGCGCTATCGAGTAATTGAGACAGTAAATAAAATACAAGGAGATTCTGGCAATGGCAGTAAAGAAAACAGAGCTATATAGCTCCCTTTGGGCGAGCTGCGATGCATTGCGCGGAGGCATGGATGCATCACAATATAAGGATTACATACTTACACTTTTATTTATGAAGTATGTAACTGATAAATACAAAGGACAGAAATACGGAGATTTGACGGTTTTTGATAAGGCAAATGATCCGAATCCTGACCCTCAGAAAAGAACAGGCTGTTCTTTTGATGATTTTATAGCACTTAAAAATAAGAAGAATATTGGTGAAGGTATAGATAAGATTATAGCTCGCCTAGCTGAAGCAAACGAAGGATTGAAGGGCGTTATAGATATTGCTCATTTTAATGATGAAGCAAAAATAGGTAAAGACAAAGAGATGGTTGATAAGCTTACTAAGCTTATTGCAATTTTTCAGCGTCCTGAACTTGATTTTTCAAAAAACAAAGCAGAAGGCGACGATATTATTGGTGACGCTTACGAATATTTGATGCGTAACTTTGCGTCTGAAAGTGGAAAGAGTAAGGGACAATTCTACACTCCAGCAGAGGTGTCTCGAATTCTTGCAAAAATTATCGGTATCGATAAGTGTACAGACCATGATGCAACCGTATGTGACCCGGCTTGTGGAAGTGGATCTTTGTTAATCAGAGCATTAGAAGAAGCTCCTTTTGAAATTTCAGGTTATGGTCAAGAAAAAGATGGTTCTACAGCTGGTTTGGCAAAGATGAATGCGGTTCTTCATAACAAAGCTACAATTAGAATTATGGCAGGAAACACATTCTCAGATCCTCAGTTTATAAAAACTGATAATCCATTAGAACTTGAGCGATTTGATTATATTGTGGCAAACCCTCCGTTCTCTCTTAAAAACTGGTCCGATGGATTAAAAGAGTTTGGGCGATTTTCTGGATATGGGGATAGACCACCTGAAAAGAATGGTGATTACGCTTGGTTATTGCACATTTTGAAAACCCTGAAGTCTACTGGTAAAGCAGCAGTAATTCTTCCTCATGGAGTATTGTTTAGAGGAAATACTGAAGCAACTATCAGACAGACAATTGTTGATAAAGGCTGGATTAAAGGAATTATCAGCTTGCCTCCGAACTTATTTTACGGAACGGGTATTCCTGCTTGCATTCTCGTAATTGATAAAGAAGGTGCAGAAAACCGCGCTGGTATATTTATGATTGATGCAGGCAAGGGCTATGTAAAAGATGGAAGCAAGAACAGACTCCGTGAACAAGATATTTATCGTATTGTAACTACTTTTAATGAGCAGATTACAACAGATCCTAAATATGCTCGTTTTGTACCAAACAAAGAAATTAAGGAAAAGAATGGGTACAACTTAAATATTTCTCGTTACATTGATTCTTCTGACCCGGAAGATATTCAGGATATCTATGCGCATATTCACGGTGGTATACCAGCAGCGGATATTGATGCACTAGAACGTTTCTGGACTGCATTCCCGACTCTGAAGAATGAACTTTTTGGTGTGTTTAGTGAAGGATACTATAAGCTGAATGTAGAAGAAGATGTGATTCGTCAGACAACATACTCTAACACAGAATTTGCTGTTTATGGAGAAATGATTGATGAAGCATTCACAAGTTGGAAGTCTTATGCAGATTCTAAACTTAAGAATTTGAAGGCTGGCGTGTCTGCAAAAGAACTGATTATTGAATTGGCTCAAGCTATATTGAAAGAGTTTGAGAGCCTTTCACTTATTAATAAATATGATGTATATCAGGTACTTCTTGCTTACTGGAATGAAGTGCTTAGTGATGATGTTTCTATGATTATCTCCGACGAAGCTGGTTATGGCGTTGCAAGAGAAACAGAAAACATTATGAAAGAAACAAAGAAAAAAGATGATGATGGGAATCAGGAATTGAAAGTTGCAGGATGGGAAGGAAAACTTATTCCCAAAGCGCTTATTATTTCCGAACTTTTCCCGGAAGAGAAAAAAGCGATGGATGACCTTGTTGATTTTGTTGTAGAAACAGATTCTCGTCTTATGTCTTTAGTTGAAGAATCTGCAGAGGATTCCGTTTTGTCCGATGTGGCTGAAGGTGGAAAAGTTAAGAGCAAGGATATCCAAGAAAAGATGGATGAAATCATGAGCCATGTTCATACTCCACTGATTGATGGACTAGTCAAATTACAGAGCATGCTTCCTATGAAGAAAAAAGAGTATGTGGATTATATTAGTAACAATATTATTCTCGAAGTGGCTTATACAGAAAAAGGTACTGTGACAAAGACATCCGTTGCATATGCATTGGCAATGGCACGCGCAGAAGCACCAGCTCCGGAAGTATATGCAGATGATTATGCAGAGTTGAAAGCTGCGTTTGAATTAGCTAAGAAGTCCGAAGAATCAACAAAGCTTATCAAGGAGATGGATAAAGAACTTGACGAGAAGGCTCGTGAGAGATATGCAACTTTAACAGACGATGAAATCATAGATTTACTGGTAAATAAAAAATGGTATTACACCATCGGTACAGGAATAAATGATTTGTATGCAGCAATCTCACATCAGCTTGCAGACCGTATTATTGAACTTTCTAAACGTTATGAAAATACTCTTCCTGATCTTATGAAGCAGACTGCTGACTATGAGGCAAAGGTCAAGAGTCATCTGGAGAGGATGGGCTTCAAATGGTAGGAGAATTAAAACATACGGAGATTGGTGATATTCCAGTAGACTGGGAACTCCAAACATTTGACGAAACGTTTAGGGTGATATCCAATAATACTCTGTCACGTGAAAATTTAAATAATCGTGGTGGTGCTGTAAGAAATATTCATTATGGTGATATTTTAACAAAGTTTCCGGAAGTATTGGATTGTAACGAAGAAGAAATTCCATACGTAAATGAGTTATCTCTGTTATCCTCATCGACTCAATTACTTCAGGACGGTGACATTGTTGTTGCAGATACGGCAGAGGACGAAACTGTTGGAAAAGTTATTGAGGTACAGAATCTCGGTGATAGTAAACTTGTTGCAGGACTTCATACCATTCCATGTAGAGTGAAAAAAGGTGATTTTGCTCCGGGATGGTTAGGATATTACATGAATTCCGATTTATTTCACAATCAAATATTGCCATATATAACAGGTATAAAAGTGTCATCAATATCAAAAGGAGCTATTTCAGAGACGTTGATATTGGTACCTCCATTTGATGAACAGGAGAAAATAGTACAATCATTAAATAAAATACAGTTATTAATGACAGCAGAAACAAAAGTTGTAAATAAGATAAAGCTTGTTAAAAATGGATGTTTATCGAAAATGTTTCCACAAAAGGATGACACAGTTCCAGAAATGCGTTTGCCAGGATTTACTGAAGCTTGGGAACAGCGTAAG